AGCGTAAAAGCACGGAAAAAAAATTGATGGGAAACTGGTCTGAAATCAAATCAAAGATGATGGCTATTGAAAAAGCTGGTAAGTCGGCATCTGATTTGATGAAACAACAGATGGTGCCAGTTGAGAATGAACGCAAGGAACGTCGCCATGTTGTTATTATGAACGACGTAACTGCAAAGGCACAAGAACAAGGTGTTGATTGGGCGCGCATTCAATTCAACGAGAAGTGGCTGAATAAAACTTATAGTCGTAACGACATGCTCACTGAAATTGATACACAAATTGAACAAATTCATAAAGATGATGAGTTACGAGTTTTGCGAATTAATGACATTGAAGTTTGCGCCAATGGATTTAAGGTTGATCCCGACCCCTATATTTCGATGTTGGGGATGCGAGATGTCGTTGACATCAAATCACAAATCAAACGCGATGTCGAAATCAAGGAAGCAAGGATAGCTGAAGCAAAACGTGTTCAAGAAGAAACCGAGAAAGCTGCTAAGGAACGTGAAGCTAATGCAAATGTAGTTGGCGATAAGCTAATTGACGAAAATGGCGAAGTTATCACGCCTAAACCAGTTGAAAAAGTATTTGAACGTACCTTACATGTTACTGGAACGATCGCTGAATTGAAGTCTGTAGCAGAGTTTATGGCAACGCACCACATCAAGTTTAGGGGTGGAAAATGACAGAATACGATAATCTCTATGAAGCACTATCAGAAACACAGAATCACATTGAACAGCCTAAAAAAGATGCCACTAACCCGATGTTTAAAGCAAGTTATGTCACGCTCGATGCGGTAATTGATGCCATTGTTAAAGCACGAAAGGCATCTGGCGCTAAGTTTTTCTTCACGAACGTTGTTGATGCTGATAAAGGATTAATGATTACTAGAATTATTGGTTATGGCGACACAATCGATTTAGTCGGTTCAAAAATTGCTAATGATCTTGGTAATCGCGGGACTAATTCAGCGCAAGCAGAGGGGTCAGCGTTGACATATGCAAGACGATACAGCTTATCAATGGCATTCGGTATCGCTAGTGATGTTGATGATGATGGTAACAGCGTTTCCAAGTCGAAACCAGCACAAACTAACTCTGGAAAATCTGGCACTAAAAAAACAAACCCATTGCATTCAGAGTTTGGAAAGTTAGCAAAGCAAATTCAAGAGAAAAACAATGTCGATGAAGAGAACTTCTTCAAGCAGATGTCATCTAGTGTTGGACTGGAAATAATGAACTTCTATGACTTTGTTAAGTTGTCAGAAAATCAGAAGAAACAGATTGTTGAAACATTGAAAACTTGGGTTTAACCAATCAACCAGCTCATCGTTGTAAAACCGAGCAACAGTGGAATTAGGAATTATCTGGTCGCGCAGATAGTCATGATGCACTGCATTCACAGCGACATGGCGTAACCATGCAGATGGGTGTGAAGCCCATGAGGAGAAGTAATGAAAATCTTCCAAGCATATCCGACTAAAAAAGCAGGTAATGAAATCATATTCAGGTTTGAAGATGAGACTGCTGCTAATAAATTCATGGCAACCTATCAGCTGTTTAAACAGACATTGATCGAAATACAAGTACGAGATGATCGTGAGATTAGCGCGCAACAACGTAAGTTCATATACGCTTTGTTCCGTGACATCTCGAACTGGTCAGGTGATATGCCGGAATACGTCAAGCAAGTATTCAAGATGTGGTTTGAGGAGTGGAAAGACATTGACGAGTTCTCATTAAGAGATGTTGAGAAATCAGTAGCTGCTGAACTCATCACGTTCATGTTGGACTTTGTGGCAGAACACGACGTGCCATTGAAGTTTAAGCCACTAGATGCACTTGAACCAGATGATATTTCTCACTGGGAGTATATGTCGCTGATTAATGGCTTTGATGTTATTGATGGCTCAAAGCCGGTTGAGTTAGCACACGGTGAGCATGCAGTCGGCATAGGACGTGATAGAAACACCATCAGCAACGTTGGCAACACAGTGTTTAGTTTAAGCCACGCGCACCATATGGAATTACACCACATTGGCTTACCAGAGTTTAAAAGCAAGTATCACATTAACGGTGTGTTAGTCACACCTGAAATATTAAAGGAATTAGAAAGTAGAGGGAGACGTTTTGGCAAATCATAAAGTTATTGGTTTGAAATCAAGAGAGATTTATTTCACAGGAGATTATACAGCCTGCCACAGGTTCATCAACAACAGTTGGGTAGCTAAGATTACAGGCAAGGGCAGAGCTTCCAAACAGACAACCATATTTGGCATATCTGAAGCGTTGCAGATTGTCTGATAGGTAAATAGACGTTGAGTGTTTAAAACGCGTTAGAAAGGAAATGAGAGCGTTGAAAAAGATAGTGCTTGATTTGAATTACATGAGGCAATTCACACAAAATAAATACATTGAAGCAGAACGCAAGAACAGATATATTGGCGCGAAGATGAAAAAAGAAGCAACCAACTATTCTCGTGCCGTTGTTGCTCAAGCCATGCAAAATGGTATTCAGTTTAATTGGCCTGTGAAGTTAGTATTCGTTTGGTACTTACCTGATAAGAAAATTGATCCAGACAACTGGTCGTTTCTCAAAAAGTTCATATTTGACGGCATGCAGAGAGCAATTATCAATCGTAAGCCGTTCCTTGATAACGATAATTTTACTAACGTTCACAAAGGATATAACGAGTCGTTTGAAATTGATAAGCGACACCCGCGTTTGGAAATATATGAGGTTGAAATATGAACGAAGAAAATAGTGTTTACGCGCAATTAATGTTAGGCAAACGATTGCTTGAGATGTTGAATGACATCAATTCTAATAGCAACCCAGCTAAGGGAGTTATTCAGTCATTTTACGTTAATGGTCAGAGTTACACGATCACGTTGAAAAAAGGAGAAGAACAATGAACAAGAAATTTAAGGTAGCAACAGTAACAACATTAGGTGCAGCGGCATTATTATTAGGTGGCGTTGGCGCGGGATATGCAGCATCAAACTGGATTGGACACAATGATATGGTTCAGGTACAAGTTAACCTTGACAAATTAGCTAACCAGTTAAGTAAAAACCAAGCTGACTTGGCAACAGCAAAGCAAGATGTTGCTACTATCACTCAAGAATTGCAACAAGCTAAAAATGGTCAAGCTGATTTGAATGCGCAATTAGCACAACAAAAACAGCAATATGAAATTTTGATTAATCAAAAGGACGATCAAGCAGCTACATTTAATCAGCAACTTCAAGATAAGATTGCTGAAACCCAGAAAGCTATTCAAGATGGCAATGATAAAGTGAATGCTAAACAAGCTGAATTGAATGCTAAGCAAGCTGAAGTCAATGGCAAGGATCAAACGATTAGCGAATTGACTAAGAAGTTGTCAGACCAGAAGAATGCTAATGACGCAGATATGGCACAGGCTGTTAAAGACGCGCAAGATACGCGTGCTAAGTCAGACCAAATTGTTAATCAATATGTAGGTAAATAAGGGGTAAATCATGGGAACTGAATGGCTATTTACGACTTTTCCGAATAGTAAGGGAGAAGTCACTGTGGTTTTGTGGGAACGAGAAAAGTTTGAAGACCCTAAGTTTGCAAGTAATTACCCATTTCGCGACTCGATGACTAGAATGCACACTGAGAACTTTTCAACTACTCGAGACGAATATTTATCAGATGTCAAGCGAGCTAAAGATGAGTTAATCGTTCGGGCAGGTTTGTTATCTGATGATGTCTTTAATTATGAGACATCATTACCTGATTTTGACAACAAGGAAATGGTATTTGGAGATTGGGAGTAATCATGGCCAGAAAATATAAATTAGTAGCACAAGAACAAGGCTGGTTAGATAGTTTCAATAATTATTGGGGTACAAAATATTCTAATAATGAACTAGTTTTTAAAAGTCAAGAATTAAACGAGTACAGAATCGGAATGCAAACCATAGAATCTGCAGTTGATAGTTTTAATCAGGGTGTTGCGTATGGTCCGGCTATTGAATTAGTAGAGGTGAATAGATGACTGACAAATACGTAGTGAGTTATCTTGAAAACTTGATGTATCATCAGGCTAATCTGGAACACAGGATCAAGATGTACAATATCAGATTGCAGTT